CCTAACTGAGCCAAAGCATTAGAACCCGAGGTAGGCGCAGTCTGCGCAACCGGGTTAATCATAACTGGCGTCGAACCACCGCCTATATACTCAGGACGTTGCAACCTAGCATCAGGGGAAATAACATCGAAATGAGACTTAATGATCTCAGTATAACGAGTACCACCACGAGCCTGCTTCTCATAAAACTTCTGAGTCTGAAAAGCAGTTCTAAGATCATTAATAGTCGACCCGGTAGCATCCGTCAAATCAGCAATCAAACCACCATTAGGATCAAAAGAAGCATTATTAGTAGGAGACTGCAAAACGGTACGCGTACCAGTAGTAGCAAAAGTAGCACCACCAAGACTCAAATTAGTATTAGTACCCTGATTATAAGCATGCCAAGCAGCAGCATTAGAAACACGAGTAATAGGAGCAGAAGTACCCAACGGAACTGTAACGTCCGGCCCCTTCTGAGGAAATGGCAAGCAAGAAGTAAAATAATCATAACGCTTACCACGTCGCAAAAGAACATAATCAGAATCATCATCGGGGCCATCATCAAGATCAACAACAACTTCAGCTTGCAAATCCTGAGACCTAAACCACTCATTATAAATAAAATTATAAGCTCTAAAATGCAAAGCATTAGGAGTCAAATTAGTAACCAAAGTAGGAATACCAAAATAATCAGCAAGAGAACCCTCAGCATAACCAACAGAAACCGGACCGGTTTGCTGAGGAATTAAATACTCAGTAGTATCATCAGGGCCAGTAGAAACCTGACAAAAATTTTCCCAATTATTCCAGAGCAAACGATTAGGAACAAAAAAGAAAAAAGTCTCAAGATATAAATTATCCATAATAGGGAAAAGCAAAGTAGAAAGACGTGCAAAAGCATGCATCTTCAAAGCAAAAGTATCTCCTGGCAGCATCTCATCAGCCAAAACAGGAACAAAATAACCCTCGTTAAAAGTAGTCTTAACACCAAAAGAACGATTAAAACTAGAACGAGGAATACCAGCTTGCGGAGCACGAGAAAACGTGTGTTGAGCACGAGAACTAACGCTCGGGACAGAACCTCTTAACATAAAATCTCCATAAATTAATTTAAAAAAAATGCTCTTGAGGCGGAAGGTCATAACTCCTTCCGACACTCTCAAGCAAAAACTACGTCAACACAAACTACTTAGCCGCTTCCGCTGCTCCCGTCGCTTGCGCTCCTCTCTGGGGGTTAACCCCCAGCCCCCCACTGCCTTCCGCAGAGGAAGCTTTAACAAAATCAGAAGCTAGACATAACCGAACAGGCGCATTTAGTAAAGAAAATTTACATTTATCATCATCAAAAGTACCAAGCTCATGTAACGAATAATCGGTAGGATGCTTAGCAAGATTAGACTTAGGATCAGAAACGGCATCAGCAAAATTACGAAGCATCTCTCCCTTATTACGAGCATAAATAGGGGGCAACCAAGTAGAAATAGCAGAATCATAAATCGAAAATACAGTAAACAACATAATTAATCTCCATGTTTAAAATAAATAAATAAAGAATAAAATAAAATACCAGAACTAAAACCTAAGGAGAAACAAATTAAACTCATTCTCTCTCAAGCCTTCGAACAAGTGTTTTCGTCCGCGCCTCAAGGCACTTAAGACGAGCAGCAAGACGTTTGAAAGTAGAATTATACTCCATACGCTCGCCAAGCTCTTCACGCTTGGCCTTCGCATCAAGCATCCCTTCGGGATCAAATCTTTCTCTCAAAACATCATAATAACGAGGAGGCTTACACTTAGCCCCTCGAACAACAAGATTATCATGAGGCAACAAATCGGTTTTCGCATATTTATCAAACCAAAGCTTCCCAATACCAGGCTTTAAAGACATACCAGCAAATTCAGGAACCTTACCTTGATAATGCTCAACAGCATCCTTACCATTAATCTTTTTAGTACAATAACGAGCTACATAAGCAGCCGTTTCAAAAGTAAAATCAGAAACACTAGAATGGCCAAAAGGCCACAAATCAGAAAGAATAGCAGACTCATAATGAATATTACCTTGAATCATGCAAAAATACTTCTTATCAGAAAAATCAAAATTAAACAAACAAGCGTGATAATGGGGACGACCTAACTTATCACCATACTCACCACAATAAAAAACACGAATCTTACGATCGCGAAACTTAAATCTCAATCGCTTAATAAAATCTTGCATATGCTTACGAACTAAAGAACCATCTTTAGGCAAATGCTCAGGCGCATAAGTCAAAGTAATAAAACAATTCTCATCATACATACGAGACTCATGCAAACAACGCACGGCCCACTGACGAGACTTCTCTAAACGACAACCCATACACTTACCACAAGGCAACATCAAATTATTATCACCCAAAGGCTTCAAGCCTTTGCGAAACAAATCAGCATTAACTTGCGAAAACATCAAATCTTTTTTTCCATCCTCTCGAACAGAAAAAGTAGCTTGCAAAGGAAAATAACAGGGCATATAATGAATGACCTCTTAAGCACATAAAATCTCCATACCCCTGCTACAACAGGGGTATTTTAATTAAAGGCGAAATCCGCCTCTCATCGGAGCCTTATGAGCATTCACAGGGTGAATCCACTGAGCTACACCAGAAAACATACGCTTCGACTTAGAATGAGAAAGTCGCTTACCTCTACGCTTATGACCGTACATAAAATCTCCTTAACTACTTAAAATTAACATCTCGTTGAACCCAACGAAATGTACACTTAACTTTGTCATAACTCAACACTTTATCACCAGAACTCAAAGGAACAGGAGAAAAAGCACCATCATCAAACAAATCAAGCTGCACCATGGCGAGAGGCTTCTGACGCACCCTACCTCGCCATGTAGAACAACAACGCTTTTTAAAAAAGCTCACAAAACCACACACATCACTCAAGAAAACTTGAGTATCTGTCACCTGACACATTTACGTCAAGTTACTATATAGTGTCAGGCTCCAGTTCCCAAGGGAGCATCCCCTTGAACCAAAGCCTCAGATTGAGAGGCTTCAAGAGGCTTAGCCAAGCCTAAAATGCGCATCTCGTCCAAATTAGCCGGATTCGTACAAAAATCAAGAAACTGAGCCGGATCGTTATCGAACCGTCTACGCAGTTTCGCCGGCAAGGCCATAAATTTGGCGTTTGCTGCGTTAATAGCATCGCGGTGCTGTCGGAAGTCGGGTACATCCGTTACATCGCAAAAAACCAACCCTTCTGCAAATCCTTGGGCATCCTCCAGCGCACGCAAACCGCCAGGCGTTTTTCTAAAACGCTTCAAAAGCTCCGCAAGATCACAATCTTGCTTAAACTCTTGCCTAGTCAACGAAGGTTTAGTAAAAACCTTCTGAACTCTCTTTCTCTCCATAAAACAATCTCCTAACGCATTAATCTTGTAATAGAATTAACAGCGGATTGAGTGGGAGCAGAAATCTCTTTCCACCACTTCAACCACTGTCCACCCTTAGACTTAAAAATCTGAGCAGCTTGCTCTCTCTCGGGCAAATCAGCTTCCATAAGCTTTGTCAAAGCCTCAGTCTGCTTAGTCTGAGCCTTAACATAACTAGCTTGCAAAGCACTACCAACTGCTGGAGCAAGCTCATTCTGCATAGTAGCAGCAGCACCAGCGGGGGAGCTTGCGCCCCCCTGCTGATAAGCCAAAATGGGATTCAAACCAGCCTTGGCCATATCGGCCATGGCTCTCTGATAAGCAGTATTAGACATACGCTCTTGAAATCCCATCTGCTCACGAGCAATCTTCAAATTCATCTTATTAGCATTATGAGCACCAAAATAACTTAATGCTCCACCAGCCAAAGAGCCGATCATACCTGGAATATCAAACATAAATAAAACCTCTAAAAATGATCAATTAAACCAGGAACAGCAAATACAGGCATCGGCCTAGCACAATGATAAGAAAATACCGCTTCAAACAAAAAGTCATACGAAGTAGTAACAGCCTTAACACGAGACATCGGAGCTTCTTCAACAATAAATTCATCATTTAACGTTGGAAGCGAACCAAAATCTTGAGCAAGATGCCAAGAATCAAGAGTACCAGTAGCATTAGAACGAAACAAACCAGTAATAATAGAAGGCTTATAACGATACTCAGCATAACGCTCTTGATAACCAAAAACATCAACATCGGCAGAAGTACCTTGCGCATAAATCTCTTGATTCAATACAGCCTGCTCGCCAAGATGGCTAAACACAGGCCAATAAAAATCAGTAAACACTTGACGTGTCCACATCCTTTCAAGTCCCTGCTGATAATTAATATCAGCACGAACACTAACTAAACCAATAATAACACCATGCTCAGTAGCCGAATAAGTAAAACCATGAGACTCAGGAGCACAAACACCATAAGCACCTAACTGAGCCAAAGCATTA